AAGTCCATGTCTAAACTGGTGGTGCCTTCGTTATCACCGTATTTAGGTGGCTTAACTTGCACTTTCGGGCAGTCAACTTTACAAATAAGACCTGCTGTTTGACCATTTTGAATAGAGAGCGCACCGGTGACTGAATTTTTAGCCTCGCTGAAAAAGTCTTTAACCGATAAATCAGGTGCTTCAATGCTGACTGAGCCATTGGCTTTACGCTCATTAATTTCAACACTTTGTGTGGTAAGAGTTTCAATAAACTTCACGTCTTGACCAACATCTAAGGACAATTTGTAAGGTTTTGCTGCAAAGCCATTAAGCATAAAACCTGAAGTACGACCTGCACCTGTTGGTGTTGGTTTTTGCCATAAGCTCCAATCAGGCGTAACAGGTGCCACTTCAGTTGGGTCAACCCATAAACCGATAAAGCTAAACTCTAAATATGGAATGCCTTTTTCTAAGGTTATTTTGACATTGCCGCGCGCGCCTTTCATGGCATGAAGGTTTTTACCCATATTGAAATAAAGCGTGGCACTTTCGTAATTACTGGCGGCTAAATCATATTCAACAGAAGTCAGCGCAGTAATCGTTTCAGCAAGTCCACAAGCGCGCACTAATGGCCCCCATGCTGGAGCGATAGCAACGGTGCCACTGCCTTGTAATTCAATTTTAAAGCTAATAAGCACATGCTCACCGCTGATAATAGATTCATCTGCGCCCAAATACGGTTTAACTAAACCACGTTCTAAGGCTTCCGCTTCAAGCGGGGTTAGCTCAACGTCTTTGGCTAAAATGGCATTAACTGCACCCGGTGAAGAATCTACGCCATAAGTGGCTTCAATTTTTGCGAGTAATAATTTTTCACTAAATCTCATGGTTAGCGTCCTTATTTAGCCGGTGTTTTTTTAGTTGTAGATTTAGTTTCAACAACTTTTTCTTGTTGCTCAAAACCCGTTATTTCTTGATGTTTGGTTTGCTCAACCAAGGTGGTTTTTCCCGTTTCAGGGTCTTTGGTGTAGCTGCCGCCTTGGCGTTTGTTTAATGGGGTTGGTTTGCTCATTGGCTTGCCTCTTCAAAATGTTCAGTTGAAAATTGTTCTAATTTCCACAATGCATGGTCGTTAGCACCAATGGTTCTTGATGCATCAAGTAACAAAGCGCTATGCTCTGACGTTGGCTGGAAACCAAAAAGTTGTTTACGCGCTTCTTTTACAACCGCGTCAACAGAGCTTAGGGCTTTACTACCTGTTATATCGTTAACTTTACTTACGCCAATCACTACGCCAATAATAGTTTTTACATGCTGTAATGGCGTACCCATATCACGTGTGTTACCACTGGGCTTGCGGCTAATTTCAATCACATACGCAACGGGTGATCTGTTTAACTTACTTTTTAACACTGCGCCTAAATCAACACCTTCTTCAACAACGTTAAACAGGTTTTTACCCTTTGATTTAGCCAGAGCAAGTTTGTTAATAATTGGGTTAATCATCAGATGAAACTCGTTGAGTTATCGCGACTGAACACGCTACCTGCGCTTTGCATTTCAGCTAAATCAGTTGTGGCTACTTCACTGTCTTGGCTGTTAGTGCCAATAGTAATTTCGCCTTTATTTACTGCTTTTAAAAACTTAATGGCGTTGTTATAGCGTTCAGTAATATGGTCGGTGGGCGCATCATCATACAAACGATAACGAGCAATATCGCAAGCAAGCGGCTTAAGTGACTTGGGCAAAGTGTCAGCGGTAAAATTAAAACGTGATAAATACGCGTCCATTTCAGTGCTAGCATCTTCAATCGCGCGGTTAAGTACGTCATCATTAATGATGCCTAGACTGTCACGATCAGTAAGTTGAATTAATTCATTTAAACTGTAGCGGTCAATCAAACCTTGCTTGCTGCAATACAACATGTTTATTCGCCTGTTTCGTCAGTTGCTGAATCAAGTGAGCTCACAACCACATTGTCTTGATACCAAGCCCAAGCAGCATCTCGCTCTGCAGCTGTAGGAGTGATATCTTCACTGTTAATAGTCATTTTTAGATGTTCACAATTAGGCTTTTTCGTTAATGGCGCTTCATTATTTAAGTCGTCAATAACAGCGATAAAATGGTGAAGTTCTATAGGGGCTGAACTGCAATCAAATCCAAACGTTCTTTCTCCAACACCGGCCAAATCAGCAAGCGCGTCTTCATGAGTAATGACAGGGGGGTTAGCAATTTCTATTTCAAGTAGCGTTATGGTTTCTTCTTGACCCAAGCTTAATTTTGTTAGTGCCGTCACCTGATTTTTTAAGGTGGCATTTTCAGCAAGCAACTTCGCAAACATTTCTTTGGTATAAGCCATTGTTGAGTCGCTTTGAGTGTCACTTGCTGATTCAGCAACAACGGTTAGATTTTCATCATCAACTAACAACTGTATTTGTTCTTCGGTAGCTTGTAGTTCGTTTTCACCTTTTGTTAAAGCAAAACCTGCTCGTCGGTAACCTGTGGGCATAGCGCATAATACTGCTACGGCAAGTAACGTTAATTTAGTCATTTTTATAGTCTCAGTTCATTTTCAAAAGAAGGTTAAAAAAAGCCACCACAATATCTGGTGGCTAAACACTCAGGGAAAGTTAACTATTAACCTGCGCCAGTTGAGCCAACAGACAGTTGCCATAAGGTGTAACCTGCAGATGCTCGCGCTTCTGCACCAAACTTGAGTTTTTTCTTACTAAACACGTCATCGCTGTTTAAGTCGGTTTGACTAACAAACACAGGCGCTTTACGGTTTTGGTACAAGAAAGGTTTGATAGGACGCGTAGTACAATGCAGCATCCATTGGGTGTTACTGGTTAGCCCAGGGTTAACAATAATATTAGTGATTTGTCCGAAGTAAGGATTAATCGAATTATCAGCAAATTTGTCACTCGTTGCCAACATACGAGCAGCAGTGGCAAGCGTTGTTGGTACTTCTAACGTGTCAGGCACAATTTTTAATTTACGGCCATGTTCATCTTTATGGCCAGACATCATAATAATTGCCGCACCTAATGACGCATCAGCAGCCGCTAAACTTGCCCAACTTAAAGTAGCGGTTAACTTGTTAGATATGCTTTCATCTTCTTGGGTTTCAGGGTTGTAAACGGGGTGATCCGTATCGTAGAAAAACTGACCGTCGTAACACAAAGTGATAAACGCTTTATCTTTGGCCATGTTAATCAAGTCATCAGGCAACTCTTTAGCCGCTTGACCACCATCACGGGCTTGAATGGAGTATTGACCCATTTTGTCGTCGTCAATGTCATTGCGATCAACTTCAATGGTTACTTCAAAGTCTTCATTGGTTAATGAGTACTTTGATGCAGATAAACGATTAAGTACTTTTTCACCAATCCACTTGCGCATACGAGGAAAGTTGCCAAACCAAGTATAATCTTCAGTTTTAGTTGACGACGGCACTACCGTAGTGGTTTTTTCATATTGTGACTCGTGGGTTTCAAACGTTTTATTAAAAATCGTTTTAATTGCCACGAACGCTGCTTGAATAGCGGCTTTATTTACAATCATGCTAGTTCTCCTTCTACCCAAATGCCATTTGGTTCAATACCCATAATTCGACCGGCTAATGAACGTGTACTACCGCCATTTGTTTTGGCAACGGTTTCGTCGTCTTCCAAATAGCATTGATTAAATAAGTCGGCTTGTGCTACAGCATCACCAACACTGTTTTTTGCGAAGAACAAACGTTCGCGTCGAACTTCAACTGTTTTTGCGCCATTTGCACCTGCCGTGTTATCAACGGCTTCTTCTGCAATACCTGCGAACTTTAAACCGGCTTTAGTGGTGGCTTTGTTGGCATAGCCGCCATCAATTATCACAATGGCACCGCCATGAATTACTGCACCTGCAGCTAAGGCAAGTACAAGCAAATTACCGCCTTTTTGTAAGGTACCTTTATCTTTAATTAACGCCATTAGTCCTCTCCTTTACTGGCTTTCAGTTCAGCTTTGAATTCTTTCTGGCTAAGGCCCATGTTTTTACACATAGCTATTTGCTCAGTAGACAAGTCATCACCTTCTTTACCTTTAGGCTTTTCTTTGCCTTTGGTTTGCGTATCAGTTAACGCGGCAATAGCAATACGTGGCTCAAGCATGGCTTTTAATGCAACAGCGCCTTGGCTCTTACCGACAGTTTCTAAGTAATCACGATCGGCTTGGCCAGTAATTTTGGCGGCATTGTCTTTTAATAGCTGTTCAACTGAATTTTCATCAGTGCCATTTTTTAATGCGGCTAATTGCTGATTAACATCGTTATACGTGGCAATAGGCACAAATTTCGTCGCATCAACTTCTTTGCCACCACCTGCTTTTAAAGCAACAACACTTTGGTTAGCAGTATTTAAATCTTTTTCTAGTTGGCCAGATTTATCGGCTTTGGTTTTTAACGCAGCAATAGCGGTTGAAGCTAAATCTTGAAGTTTTTTTAGTGCTACCGCATTAGATAAATCGTCATCTGTATGCGCAATACCAAGTAAACCAAGCATTAATTTAAATGCTTCATTCATAGTGTCTTCTCCTGGAGTGGTGTGATTAGTTAAATTAGGTGGATTGGTTTTTGCTTTTAATGCGGCAATTGCTTTCATGCCATCAACCGCAGGGTCATTGGTTAACGCTACGTGCATTAAATTGGTGGGGCGGCCTGTTAGTGTGTCGTAGGCGAATACGGCAGAGGTATAACGATATTCTTTGTCGTCTATTGCTTTTTGGCCGTCAGGTGTAAAGTCAACATTTAGGGCATATAACCCTTCGCCTTCAACGTATTCAAAATCGTCAAACCACGCAGCTGCAGGTGCAGGCTGACCGTTTTCTTCGGTGTGCATAGTTTGATGTTCGTAATCAAAATGATAGTCGTTTGACCGCAGGGCAGCGTTGGCTTTTAAAATGGCAAAGGCTTCGCTGTCCATTAGCCACTTGCCGCCTTCAACATCGTCAGGACGTCCGTCTTTAGAAGAGAAGTAACCACTGGGTAATAATTGCACTCGATTGTTTTTAACATTATCAAGTGAGCCAACAGAAAAACTTAACACTGCTAAGGCCGTGTTATTTTTATTAGTTAATGTCGCTATAGCGACTTTTGATTTTTTAAATTTCATGCAGCCAGAATGGCAGCATGTGGGATTGCTTTATAATAACTTGTATTAGTAAATTTTAATTACATGGGGAAAGGTAAAAGAGGGGTTTTAACGAGCATTGGTAAATTACAAGCAAACCACGTTAGCCATGTGATTTATGAAACGTTTATGAATTATTTAAAGCCACTTAACCGAGTTAAACGCCTCATTACAACCAAAACACCTAAACATGGCTTAAAATACGTTTTAGGTGCTAACAAGGTGAGAACGTAATATATCTAATATTTCCACTTCGTCTGAATCACTTACACCTAAAAATTGACGCGCTGGAATGTTCGCTCTCTCTCTGCCAAATTGATGTGTTGCGGCATATTCCATATTTGAGCCAAACATTAATTGATTGCCATTTAGTTGGTAATTTAACAAATCAGCCAAGGTGCCATAGCCTCGTAGTATTTTGTCAGACTGGCCAGATAAACTTTTATTCTCAATGGTGTTAATACTTAGCGGCTCCCATGATTGACCATCAGGGCTAAGTTCTCTGCTCATACGGTTTTGAGTCGATTCAAGCATGTGCTCGCCAATTTCTCTAAGCGCTGGGCTTAAATCATCTGATTGGCTAAGTAAACGATTTAATGCTCTGGCTATGGCTTCTTCGCCCAGTAAATCAACGCTAACAAAAGAGCCAGCCATTAAAGGCCAGCCATTAAATCAATGTCGGCTTGGGTTTGCGCTAACGCATGAAGGCTTGAGTAAATTTCAGCAAACAAGGTTTGTTCATCCGCTGAAGATTTAGCGTCAAGTACTTCAACTTGTGCAACTTTATCGCTAAAGCTAAGCGTAGTGTTATTTATTACTAATACTGCTGCATTGGCATTATCACGGCTTGTTGATTTCTGCCTTAGTTTTTCTAACATTGTCGTAGCCATTAAAATGCTGCCTCTAATAATTTATCAAAATATACCGCTATGCCTTCGTCCCACTTTGCTAATGCATCACGGTTAAGTAACCACATAGCAAAATGCTCAGCGTGCCATTCAAAGTCATTACTTAAACTGTATTGAGTAACACCATGTCCATAAGGCACTGGCATGCGTGGTTTACCTGCTTTGTAATGTACTTGATGGCCTATCTCATGTAACCAAGTAACTAATGCGCCACCGTTGTCACCACTTTCGCTAGCTGTTCTAACAATATGAGAAAGTGACCATTGCTTGTTTCCTTCACGCATTAATAATATAGCATTTTCTACCGCTTCTGCTAAGTCGTCAAATTGAACTTTGTTAAATCGGGTATCTGATTTGACTTTAACAACCACATGATTTTTATTACGCCAGGTAAAACCGTTGGTTCTGCTCGCATTACGCGTGGTAAAATAGCTATGCGTAGCACTACCCATGTTTAAATACGGCTGAACTTGTGGCGCTAAGTTACGTGATGCTTTGGTTTTAGCGCCCATTTGTGCTTGTTTGAGAAACAAGGTTTTAATGTCGTGTTTATCTAAAAATTGACCAAGCTGGTTCAAGCGTTCTTTAGCCGGTGTAAACTCAGCTAGCTTTTTATTCAAGCTGTGAACATCTGCACCGGGCACGCTACTAAATGCTGTAGGCGCTATACGCGGCGGTGGCGTAAAAGTCTCCGCTTTCTTTTTTGCTTGTTGCGCTAAATTTTTATTAATTGTTTGCTTTTGTGGAGCATAGTCAAAGCTTGGATCAATACCTTTGGGGATCACATGTTCTTCACCCGTGACTTTATCAACCCATGCTTTAGTGCCATCATTAGGCGCTTTGCTAATGTTTAAATTTTTACGGTTTACATAGGCTTGGCTTCGACCACGAACTTTGCACTTACAGCCCCAGCCGTTCTGTGGGAAATGTGTTTGCCACCACTCATCACTTTTGGGTAAAAGTAAACTATGCCAGGATAAATGCATTGGCCTTGGGTGAATACTATCGCCGTGTTGATATTCCCAATAGGCAAAGTGCTGAAGCTGCTCGTATCGGCCAGCATTATAGCTTTGACGCATGTTGGTATCGTAAATAATACGACTACGCCAAGCGCTTGAGCCAGTATGTTCCCAGCCGTGCTTTGCACGTATTTGTTTAAAGTTTGTTTTAAGCCAACCGATTGACTTACCTTCAGCTATCGCGCTATCAACCATTTTGCGCATGTCGTTAAGTAAATCATCTTTCATCGCACCGGCAATCATAAAGCCGTTGTTATGGCCAGCGGCCCAAACATCAGCCCAACGCTCAGTTGGTATGTTTAATTTA